CTTGCATTTATTCTGTCTGTATGCAGATCAACATTTTCTTCTGGATCAAAATACTTTCCTGTTATTTCCCATATAGATTGGTTGATAAACTCATCTACTATCTGTGGGTCAAACTGATCCTTCCATAGTTCGTATGTTGTACTTCCTGCAACTGTAGCTCCAACTGCAGCAAATGTCATAGTGCCTGTAGAAGATGTGTAGTCTGTTATTCTTCTAACAGAACCATCGTTATCTCCAGATGTGAATCGTATATAACTTCCTATATACTCATCATCTCCACCAAACAATGTAGCATCTAACGCAGTAGTAGTAGAACCACTACCAGATGTAGTACCTGTTAGCATCTTGCCTAAGTTTCTACCTATTGCTTTTCTTAAATCTTCTCTTGTTTTACCTTGTGTTACTGCCATATTACCACTTCACTTTGTTTGCCCAATACGCAGCACTCATGTTTCCACGAGCTATGTTTTTTGCGTGTCGAGCTTTGAATGATTTTCTTCTTGCTTTATTCTTAGCTGTCTTAGGATTCTTTCCTGCTCCACTAACACCTTGTTGTCCAAATCTGATAGTCTTTACTTTATCTCCAGACTTAGCTACAACAACATGAGATTTAGTAGGATGACTAGGAGTTCGTTTAGGTTTATTAAACCCTGCTACTCCTATTCTTTTTAATCTTGGATCAGCAGCCATAATTATTTCTTCTTTCTTTTCATAGCTTTTTTCTTTTTAGGTGGTCTGCCTCTTTTACTTCCGTATGTACCTTTACCCATTGGTGGCATCGCTTTCCTCCTTTGCCTTGTTTACATGAGCTTCGCCCATTATTTTAATTTGTTCTTTTAATTGTTTATTTTCTCTTGTCAGAGCTTTGTTTACAACCCTAAGCCTAAACAACTCATCTTCTCCCATAGCTTCTGCTATGTCGCTCTGTAGTACAACTACATTATCGTTGATTTGTTCTTGCTTTCCGTTTAATCTCTCTGTTGAGTTTTCTTCTATCACTTGCTATTCCTTCAAAATAAATTTTACCTGTTGTGCTTTCTTGTCTTTTTAATTTATTAGTACGAATTTCATTTAGTATTTTACCTGCCTGTTTCTTTTGGTCTACTGTCATTACTTTCTTTTTGCCTTGCTCTCTTACTTTAGCCAACCATGTTTCGTGTGCTTCTCCTATCATAGTTTCAATAGCATTAGCTGAATAAGCATCGTTAGGTATGTAAGGTACATTGTGCAATACTGATCTGCGTTCTGTGACTGTATCATAAAAACTAAATGACAATGATTTAATACTACCTGCTCCTTTCTCTCCTAAAAGAGTTACTCCAGCAGGTAGTATTAATCTTCTATCGTAAGTTTCAGACCCTACGAATTGCATTATTAAGCTCCGATGTTTAGGTATACTGCTGAATATTCAGTAGTTGCTGCTACACCAACAATTCCACCAAGTATAAACTCAGCGCTTGAATCGTCAGCTACGACATCTACAGAACCATCAGTAGTAGAACCTGTCATTACATTCTTACCTAATACTACAGTACCATTTGTTAATACTGCTGCAAGACCTTTTACTTGATTCCAAAAGTAATAGTTAGCTGTAACATCAGCTCTTGGAACACCTGCTGCGATACCATCGATATCGTTAACATCCCATACTTCTACTCCATTTTGTGGATTCTTTAGAATACCAGCTTGTGAAGAAGTTGTAAGTGCTGTTGCAACTTTATCAGTATCGTGTAGGTTTATAGTAAGTGCTGCGCCTGTGGCTGCTGAGGAGTGATTTTTAATACTCCACATCTGTCCTTCTCCATCAACATCGTTAATGAAAAGGTAACCATCTTCATAATCTCCAACAGTTGTACCTGTTCCTGTGTAGGAACTAGATGCTGTAACTGCTGTTGATCCACCATTAGTAAGAACTACTTGAGTAGCTCCTGCTGATGCTGCTGAGGCAACGGCTAAGTCTTTAATATGGTCTGATGCAGTTTGAGCCTGCATGGTTACTTTACCAGCAGTAACTGCTTCGCCAGAATAAGCGTAAACAAATTCACTACCATCTGGAAGTACCATTCTTGCTCCGATCCGATTCTTCTTTGTTGAAGAAGTAACCTTCTCGTCTCCAAAAGAGCCTTGTATTGTAACAGGAAATGCCATGATTTCCCTCCTATTTATAAAGTAGAGGACTAACCCCTACGACCAACCGATTATTAAAATTCGCATAAGCTCGGTCAATCGTTACACTTATACTAGATTACAGAACTACTCCTCTGTGTCTACCATAGTTACTTCTGCAACTACAGGCTTTTCTTTTGGAGTAGGTTCTGTTTTCTTTACATTTTTTGTGGGTTTACATACACAAGGTTTGCCTTGAACTTCAAGTCTGCATTTGCCATCCCACTCTATAGGAAATAATCCTATAGCTCCTCGTCTTTGTTGCGTTGAAGGATCATTAGGTTGGTTAGGATAAGCAGAACCACAAGGCTTTGCTAAATCCCCCTCATTGTTAAACTTAGGAATATGATTCCAATATGTAGCTTTAGCTTGCCAATCTGGCAGTAAACCTTCAAATTTATCTATCCCCATATCTTTCCTCTGCTTGTTAATTGTATCTCGCAAAGGTTTATTTCTGTTTCCGTACAAATGATTGACCATATGATTCCTCCATTAATCATTAGTTATTAGTAGCTAATGCTGCTGCATCAAAGATAAGACCTGCGCCTTTAGTATCATCTAATTCGAAGACACCATAGTCTGAGGTCATGACAACTTCTGTTGCTCTTAAAGAAGCATCTCGTTGTCTTTCTTGTCTAGTTTCTATAGAGTTAAGAACTGCCATTGCTCCCTTAGAAGCTATAACACCTGTTGCATCATCTGACGAATCTACAGCAAGGTTACCATCTTCAAAGATTGGAACATTGTTTATAGGTCTTAAACCACTATAAAAGTTTCTTAGTAAATCAGCGCTGTATCCTTCTGGAATTGCATTGGTAGCAGTAGATGCTACTGTTGCTGCTTCTTTTGAAAGATATGCTACTGAGTTTGGATGATGCAAAATGTAAACATCGCTACCAAATTTATTAGCTTTAGCAAATGCTATTGCTCCATGAACATTTTGTGTTTTCATGAATTTGGTTGCAGCGCCTACAGTAGTGCCACCATTTAAAGAACCATACAATGCGTGTACATCTGTATCTTTCTTTCTTGCCATTGCATCCCCTAATTGTTTACCAATTATTGTGAATACATTGTTTTGTTGCTCACGAACAAGTTTATCGGTTAAGATAACTTTTGCTCCTACTTCACTTGCAGTAAGATCAACTGTTGTCATTCCAATTTCTTCATCGTCAGTTATGTCTACTCCATCAGTTAAATCAGATACAGACATCTGTCCGACTTTCGGTACTGTAACCTGTTTTGAACCACTAGCTAGACTAAAGGATTCAATTAACGCCATTGCTGGAGCATTGTGTTCCTCAGTATATCTGGCTGCTGCGATTATAATTTTACTCGCATTTTCCAGATTACCTGTTGTTGCTGTTTGAGCCATTACGCCCTCCTTCCAACTATTTTATAAACCACCTAAGTGGACAAGTTACCTTGCTGTTTATAATCCTAAGATTCTTTTTGCAGCAGCTACAGCATCTGGACTTCTATCTCCAGCGTTGTACTTATCAAGAAGTCTTTGTTCGCTGGTCGAACCTTCTGCTGGAGCTTGACTGTTGTCGTACTGCTGTGCAGGTACTTGCCCCTTCTTTAGTTTCGCTATCTCAGCTTTTAATTTACTGACTTCTGATTGTGAACTTGCGTGTTTCTCCATATCTTGAGGACTGTCATATGCCATTAATTCTTTAGGAGATATGCCATGCTTCTCTCCTATTTCCATAGCTGCATTAAACTTGCCCTTGTAATACGCATCTAAATTTTGTATGTTCTGATTATACTGTTGCTCGTTAACTCTTGATTGTTTTAACTGCTGAGTCATTTGGTCAGCTTGAGCTTGCTCCATCCCTTGATCAACTAATGCACTATTATATTTTACAGCCTCAGACTCTATAGCCTGTCTTTGCTTTTCAACTTCATATTGCATTACTTGTTTTTGTAAATTATCTTGATACTGTTTAGTTTCTTCAAGTTGCTTGTTCAAACTTTCAACATCAATCTTTGGTGTTTCAGCAGGAGCTTCTGCTGTATCAGAACTTACTTGCCCATCATCCTGTGATACAGGAGCTTCGGCAGGTGTAGTTTCTGTTGTATCTTCTGAAGGCGTAGCTTCAGTAGTTGTAGGTTCTACAGGTGTATCAGTAGCAGGCGCTTCTGTGCTTGGAGCAGCAGGCGTTGCTTCTGTAGTAGAGCCTTCTAAACTTAATTGTTGTTCGTTATTTTCGGTTACCATATAATCCTCCTATTGTAAAGTATCCTATTTTGTTTATGATTTGTCAATTACTCAACCCTCTTAGTGTTTGCAAAAAATATATCATTTGATATTTGTTTTAAATCTTCCCTGTTACCCAAAGCACTTTCTCTTGCTCTTTGACTTGTTATTAATTCTTGGTATTCTTTTCTACCAGACTCTTCTCCTGCTATTAACATTTTTTGTACTAGATTCATAGGAACAGGCGACCTGTTAGTGTTTCTAAGTATATACAATTTTTGCTCTGGTGTTAACCTTGCCATAAATCTTTGTTTTAATGCAGAATACAAATTGCCATCAAAGTTTCCTGCTTCTGTTTTAGCATGATCTATTAAACTGTAGTATTCAGCCAATGCTCTTTTGTTAGGGTCTGGATCATTCAGATCATCATTAGATGACTCGTACTCTGGAGCTATTGCTCGTTTTTTTGTACTGATTTCAGAATTAATTTTATAATATTCATTCATTAACTTGTAACCTGTTGCCGTAGAATTGCCTAGCTCTGTCAACCTATCTATTCTTTCTTTGTTTAATTCATCTATTTGGTCAAAGTATTCTCTAGCATCGCTAATTCTTTTTCTTGCTTCTTCTTGGAATGGTGTTACTTTGCTTTCTATTACTACACGAATAACATCTTTTTCGTATGACTCTAAATCGCTATAGGGTTTACCAAAAGTATCTGTTGCTACATCTTGTAGCAAATCTCCCATAGTAATAGGATTCTGTGGTGTTCCTAAAAAGTCAGCTCCTACTCCAACAACTGCTTTAACTACACCTTTGCCTACACCTTCTTTCTGCGCTGTGTCTACTGCATCTGCTATATTTAATTTCATATCTTGCATAGCAAACGGAATCATTTGTTCTCCTAAGTTTAACAATGCAGTTTTAGGATCGTTAAGTACATCTGTACTTTCTCCCATAAAAGTTTTACCTGTCCACAAATCCCATAGCCTAGCAACTACAGGAGATGATACTCCCCTTCCTGCTGCAAGCACGCCTTCTGGGTCTTTCTCGTATGCAGAACTACCTATACCTCCAAACAGTCTGGCTAACTGCATTTGCGCTCCAAACAAATTCCAATCTCTTTCTCCTGCTCTAATAGTCATAAAGTTAGGATTAGGTATCCATTTTTTCTTTGCTATTTTTTTTCCGTTTACTGTTTTGTATTCTGTTATTTCTCTAAATGGTTCAAAATCTGTTTCATTTCCTAAAGCCTCGTTAAGCAATACTGTCATAGTAGTTGCTGCTCCTACCATAGCTGCTAAGTTTTGTGCTGCTATTCTTTGGCTTAATGTTGTATGCACTCCAAACGGACTTCCTGCAAACCTTGCACCTCCATACAATCCTTCTACTAAATTATCTATTCTTGATTGAAAGAATCTTGGAGCAAACAAAAACCACTCTCCCCATTCTCCTGCAAATACTTCATCTGTATACCCTGTTACCC